ACTTATTCCACCAGATTCTTCTACCCAGTTATACTGTGGTGGTACAACTTTAGCTTCTATATTGCTAATTGTTTTTTGAACTTTTAATTTAAGCACTTCACCTTTTACATAAGGTTCAAGAATATTATTATATGTAAATTGCATAATTTTTGAGTTTATATAGTCATAGCGTATTTTATCCACACCACAAGAGCAATCAATCTTTTGTGATTGATCTACGAAGTATATTTCTATAATGGCCATTATTAAATATGACTTGTACACTTTGTTATTTTTCACTATTTCTACTACTAAGTTTTTAAAGTCAGAATATTCAATAATACTCTTTATCTTGCTATTCTTTACAAGTTCTTTGACCTGTGCCCTTGTTCTTATACCCATATTATCATATTTACTGTAGCTCCCCCAGTCCTCAGCACTTGTAGTTCCATATTCCATATTCATAATTTAACCCACCTTAAAGGATCAACAAACACACCATCCGGTTTTTCTATAGATAAGTGTAAATGTTCACCGGTTGACATTCCTGTGTTACCTTGTCTGCCTATAATACCCTTACTTCCAATTAGTTTGCCTTTACGATAAAACAAACCATCTTTTAACACGTCACCCTCTTTGACATAAATAACTGACATGTGACCATAGCCACTTATCCAACCATCAGTGTGTTTTATTCTTACATATCCACCAAACAATTCATGTCCTTTATAATACCAATTAGGTACTGGCCAAACATCAAGTACTACTCCATCCTGTGCTATGGGTAATATCTCACAGTGCCAGTGGCCTACAATATCAAGACCTTTGTGTTTACCTGTTGTTACACCACCTGTGAAAGGGTTAAGTAACTCTCTATAACCAAATGGACTAGTCAATTTATCTAAATGGTGCATAGGACTAGTATACTTGTACACACGTACTTTCTCTGCTTCTTCTTGTGCAAGTATAGAGTTAATAGTACCATGTAGCGCTTTAAGCTCTGCCTCTTGCTCTTTATCACTTACCCAGTGACCTTGGATACTTGCTAAAGTAATTATAATTAACAATAGTACTAGTTCTTTGTTCATTGCCCTGTCTCCTATGCCTCTAACACTATTTCTTTGATGAGGATTACTTCGTCACTATCATCAAAGTTCCATGTTGATCCATCTACAATAAACATTGCATTTCTTAGACCTTCAAACTCATTGTTTAATTTAAGCATTACTTCTACACTATCAGAATTGATGAACATTCCACCAGCTTTAATTTGACCAAATGATGTAATATGTTTTTCTACCGTTGTATGAATAGTTCTCATATATCCAACCCAAACTCTGCCATTTCTACATCGCTAAACTCATGCCTATTTTGCATACGCTTTAAGCTAGCCTGTTCTCTTTTTATCTGGTCAAGTAGCTCTTGCCAATTGTCCACGGCCTCTTGCAATAGTTCTATATTCTCAGGATCTTCTAATACACCACCTGTTGTTATTGCGTAGTTTACATCATCTAATAAATCTTTCATTTCTATCTCCTTACCTCTATCTGTGTCTGTCTCTCTGTCTCTCTCTCTCTCTCTCTGCCTCCCGTGCACTTTACAATATAAAGCCTAATGGCTCAATTACCTTTTCTAATTGTTTTTGAGTATCTAGTATATATACTTTTAATGGTGTTTCTTTGCGCTTGGCACAGTACAATTCAAAAGCACCGTCCGTTGTCAAATGATATTGATTACCATGATCATGTAATCTTAGTCTTGGATCAAGTCTATGTCCGTTTGGTTCTCTTGTTACTGTTGATTCTAACAAACTAGCTTGCTCTTCTGAGAGTTCAACGTATATGAACTTGCCATGTTTCCTTTGCCCTTTGCTCTTGGTGTAAAATACTGTCATTTCTTTACCTCTTTTTAATTTATATGTTTTGTATACTCTTCTGCTTTTTCATTAAATCTTGTTACTAGGCCACTTGTCCCAGCTAAACAAAAATTATAGTCCGTTAATTCAGAAGCTAATATAACAACTGTCCTTTTAATTTTTATAGCTTTTAATTTACCTGTTCTGTTACCTTTTAAAACTAATTTTCTAACTGCTTGCTCTGTGCGCTTTGTCAATTTTGCGAAAGTTGACACACTATAATATTTTGAACCATTTATGCTTATCACATTTTTGAGCGCTTGCTCTGTATCCATGCCCTTATTTACCATTCCCTCTCTCCTGTGCCCTGTGGCCTGTGCCATGGGCTCTCTCTGCCTTTCTGACTCTTGTCTCTCCATGTACCTATGACCTTAACATTTCTATTAAATAATGTCAAGAGGTTTGAGTATACATTATGTATATTCATAAAAAAATATTTCTGATGGCTATTTAATATATGCTATAGGTCACAGGATAGTCAGTAATGGAGATAATGGAGATATAGAATGGAGCTAATAGAGATAATGGAGCTATAAAGTAGAGGTAATGGAGATAATGGAGATATAGAATGGAGATAATGGAGATAATAGAATGACACATATTGGAGATAATGGAGATAATTGAAATGGAGATAATGGAGATAATGGAGTCACTAATATTGGAGTTAATAGAGATAATGGAGGTGTTTATTAGTAATGATTCCTGTAATGGAGATAATGGAGATTTAAAAAGTGGAGATAATGGACATAATTATTTTGCTTGGTGGAGATAATGGAGATATTTTGAGAAATGGAGATAAATTTTATGTAACTTGTTACAGTGTAAGGAGTTACGGGGATTTGTGATTGGCTACTGGCCACAGGCTCGACTTGAAGTGCTATACATTTGAATGTACAGGGCCCTTGGCTATGGGCACAATCTATATACAAACATAAGAGTAACTTTGTATGATGAGCATTTTAGTAATGTAGGTGCTCAAGTCTAATGTAGTAGAGTTGAAGTAGAGTTATTGGATGTATTGGAGATCCTTGGCACTTTGTCAGTTTTTTTATATACAAAGTTGACACTCTTTTTTTGACCTTTTTTTGAGAGGCCTTAAAAAAAGTTGGATTTTTGCTATCATATTTGTGGTGTTGGTGACATCAGCCTGTACTTCTACGCTCTACTACACTTATACACAGGACACAGGATACATATCTCTGAAATGACCCTTATAGGAGCTTTACAAAGTTGTTGACAAAACATACAAAGTGAAATTGGAATGCCAACAAAAACCTCCAATATCTCCACTCAAAAATATACCTTACTAAAATAGTCTTCATACAAAACATACAAACTGTAGCGATTGGAGATAATAGAGATTTTAGAGAATGTTAAAATAAAAATAGCTTTTTTGGTCTAAATTAACATTTTTATGGAGATATTGGAGATTTATTTCTACCCTTATTTTTGTCTAAATGTTCGTTTTTAGCTCAGCTCTGTTCTGTTAGTGTTCAGCCTTTATCCTTGTCTCTGTCTCTGTCTCTGTCTCTGTCTCTGTCTCTGTCTCTGGGGCACAGGGCAAATAAAAAAGCCTACACTTACTATAAGTGTAGGCTCTGAATTAGTAGTTAATTACTAATTATAATTCAGCATTTACAACTGGTACAAATCCTGTCCAGCCTCGGGGAGCATTTTCTCCTCTACCAGCAATAGAGTAATTGCCATTTTCAAACTTAACCCATATTCTGTTTTCAGGTTCAGCTTTGATGAAATCTCTGATTTTTTTCTGCATTGTTGGCTGGCCATAGCCGAACTTTGTAAAGATATCAATTGCAGAGACATCACCAGCAACCAGTAATTCTTTGAGTTCATTTGAAATCTGCATGCCCTGTGATCTTGCCCCCATGCCAGCAAGATATTTGATTGCTTCCAGTACTTCACCAGTTAAGGCTTTTCCAGCTTCTGTTTCAAGATAAGCTTTGACAATTGCTTTCTTTGCTTTTCTTTTTTCTGTGAAAGCTGAGCCTTTTTTGTTCTCTTTTGTCTCTTCTTTTCCGAATGCCATTTTGTTTGTCCTTTGATGTTTTTGAACACCGTTTTTGATTTTTAGACTTGGTATACACCAGTCTTTAACTGTCTATGAGTCTATCATAGATACTTAATAGTGTCAATGGAGTCCAAACCCATTGACACCATATTTTTAATTTTCTTGTTGATAAAAGCAAAACAACATCATTTCAATTAACAGTTTTGAGTCTACGTGATTGTACTGCTTTAGTTTACTGAAAACAGTATATTCACTATTTTTTATTTGACTATAAAAGTATGCTTTGTTACCATTGTTGTAGCTTTCTAATAAGCTATCTATGTTCATTTTTTTCTTCCTTTATAATAGTTTAGTACGGTGTACCATTACTTAAAAAAGTGCAATGGTTATTTGTTATGGTTTCTACTATAGCTATATCACTTGTGTAATAATCATAACTATTATGTAAGCGTGTCAGAAAGCTATTTAACTTAGATTGTAGTAGACTATTGCACTTGTCATTATCAATATAATTTTTTGCTCTACTTCCACCGAAATATTGAGTCTCAATAGATATTCCTTCATAATCGATTATATTTCTAGCTTCCTTAGTTCTTAAGTCATAGCCTGAAGACTTTAGCAATAATGTAATGTCAATGACACTAGGCTTACCCATGTAGACATAATTTGATCGATCAAGATCGAAATAAAAACTATCACAAGTTACACCTATTTTTTCGAGTTCTATTATAAAGTCCTCATAGTCGAATGAATACCATTCATAATCTACATTGATGTCATAATTGTCTTGTATTATTTTTTGCTGTATTTCTTTAGACAATTCTTCAAGTTCATAAATTTTTTTTGTTTCTGTTATTACTTTCATCTTTCTCTCCTATAAATTATTAAGATAACAAGGGGCACTGGACATATAGCCAGTGCCCTATGTTCTATCAATAATTAAAATAGCAAGTTGAGTTCGTTGATCCTATAAAATGGGACAATTTCGTTCTTTATACTGTCAGATACGAACCATTCAAAATCTTTCTGAAATACGTGTTGAGGTCTTCCATATAGTAAAGCGTTAAGCCTTGATTTTGTTGTTACTGACTTCCAGCCACCGTCATATAAGTATAAAGCATGGGTATGCTTTTTTATTTTAGCAATTAGATTGTTATATAAGTACACTTTTAAGTCGCTTTCATTATCGTATATTTCAACTTTTGTATTATCTTTTTTCCAATTCTTCCATTGATAAATCGCTTCTAACATTTCCTTTTCAATTATTCTCATTTTCATTCTCTCCTTTCAATTTAGTTCTATATATCCGTTAAAGCTACACGCTTCACTCAATCCGTTTATTGTATCAAGTCTATCATTTTTAAACCTGTCAAAATATCCATTGCCCTGTAAATGAATATCATCATTATTATAATATTTACTGTAGACAGCTTGTTCATCAAAATTGATTATGCCGTGATTAGAATAAACAAATTGTATTGTTCTAACATCAATATTTGACTTTTTATACTGTTCACTGTCAATTCGATGTTCAGATATTCTTATTCTTCTAGGAAGTCCAAAGTATAACATATTAACATTATGTAATACTACGCGTGTAAAATTGCTATTACTGCATTGTAAGTCATTCTTTTTAAAGTAGTACTTTTCTGTCCCCTTATTATCTTTATACAATAGGACTAATCCATATCTATAAAGATACCCTGTCAAATTGTAGTTTACATGTTTTTTTAATACTTGTTTAATGGTCATTTTCATTTTCTCCTTTTAATTTATCGAAATAACTATCATAACAGAAATCGTAGTCTTCTTCAAGCCATGTAATATCAGTATCTGATAATTTTAAATCATAATCTAAAATACTGATATGACTTGATAAATTGTCAATTTTAATATTCAATTCATTAGTCTGCATTGTTAAAACACCTCCTTTATTTCATCATAGTATTCATTAAGAATTATCGAGTACTGTAATAGTAAAGCTATACTATGTTTCAGTACTGGATAATATTTTAATCTTAAATAGGGTTCATAAGCATTGATTTTTTTAATACTGTCAATCAATTGTATTGACCTATTTTCCAGTCTAATTGCCTCATCAATTTGTATCATTTTTTATTTTCTCCTTACTTATATATAGCAATAATCATGCCAACTATACAGTAGTGTACTATCAATTTAACACTAGTACAGTAACATTGCTCATAGTTAGTTAAGAATATAGTGTTATAATGACACGTAATAATGCATATATATACTAGTATAGGTACATATTGACACACTTTTAATGTTAATTAACGCTTAAAAGTGTCATAATGACACTTGATAATGGAGATATTGGACATAAATAAACACCTATGTAAGTAGCATTTTGCACTTAATAACGTGGATATAGTCAAGTTCATGCGACCTTAGCAATGTACAGGGGATAATAATATAATGTGGCAAGTGTCCAGTAGCATAGGACACACAACATATAATATAAAATATATAGCACGTGATATTATCAAGAGTGTTCTGTAAATAATTGACATAGTACATATATTATATAGTATAGATAATATATCACGGTATAATGTAATAAGTGTACTATTGACAGTATACTGTGGCACGTGTCCAGTGACAATGTAATGATAATACTTACAATATAATGTATGCATGCAATAGTAATTATTATTAGCATACAGTTGATAGCAAGCACAAATATAATATTTTAATAATAATAATTGCAAGTAAAGAGTCAAATTAAAACAGTGACAGCATGCTTTCAAAAAGTTTATACCCCCTACCCCCTTGGGGGGCATTTACCCACTATTTCACATTTAGAAATTGACACCTCAGTCCTCTCACAGGACCAAGGGCACAGGGAGTAGAACACAGGGCACAGGGAGTAGAACACAGGGAATAGAACACAGGACATAGTATCAAGGGCACAGAACACAGATTATAGTATCGAGGTTAATCATCATTACAGTCATTGGCGTATGATGATTATAATTAAGTCATATACAAGCATCAAGTATGCCTAAAAAACCTGTCAGTCAATGACCTCTGATGTTTCTGTATAATAAATAGCACAGGCCACAGGCCACAGGCTCTAAAATAGGATAAAATTGGATCTGTGCCCTGTGTTCTGTGCCATTTTACCGGATTTGATTGACAATCTATAAAGCAATGCTCAAGCTTGTTATATATAAGAAACTAAAGATCATTCAAAGCTTGACAAATAGTGTATTCTATGATTATAATATATTTATGGACAGTTCTAAATTGAGAGACATATATGAATTAGCTGAGTTAGTTATTCAAGAATATTCTAAATCTTATGATTTAGATATTGCTATGATGAAGGCTGAGGTGTCCAGTGAAGAAGCTGAGTTGCTAAAGAAAGATGAAGAATTCATGTATAGAGTTGCTTATGAAGATGCTTTGATAAGGGAATCTATTATAGAGACTATGGTTTCAAATATGAAACATGATCAAAGGAACTCTCAGAAAGCAGCTGTTGATTTAGGAAACATCTTATACAAATCTAAGTTCAACAAGAAAGAAGAAGATCAAAAAGGACAAGTACCTGATAAAATTATTCTGAGTGGAGCATAGCAATGACTCAGAATGTAGAGATAATTAAAAAAGTCAAAGAAGAACTTGTTGACAATTGTAATGCAAGACATAGGATTGTTTACGGGGGACGTGGCAAAGGTGCTAGTTGGAGTATTGCAAGAATACTATTGTTAGAAGCAATGCAAAAAGAATTATTTATTGTATGTGTACGTGAAGTGCAGAAATCAATTGAATTGTCAGTGCAGAAGTTGTTGGTTGACACAATCAAGTACTTTGGTTGGCAATTCTTTTATAAGATAACGAAGAATAAAATAATTGGTAGCAATGGTTCAGTATTCGTGTTCAGCGGATTACATGAACATAACAGTGATTCCATAAAGTCACTAGAAGGTGCAGATAGATGTTGGGTGGCAGAAGCACAAAGTATATCGAGACAAAGCATTGATATACTAAGACCAACAATAAGAAAAGAAACTGCGGTGTTTTGGTGGGACTTTAACCCTAGGTACAGTAGTGATCCAGTATGGGTAGACTATATTAGAAACCATGATCCAAATGCGAAGACATTGTTTTTAAGACACTTTGATAATAAGTGGTTCCCTAAAAGTTTAAAAATGGAAATGGAAGCTGATTATAAAAGAGATGAAAACAGGGCACGGCACATATGGGAAGGTGAATTGTCGGATGCTAATGATAGTTTTGTTTGCCCTGCTGAGTTAGTGGAAAAGGCACAGGAAAAGATTATTAAGCGTCCTAGGCCACAGGTTCCACAAATAGGGATGGATATTGCACATCAAGGTGGTGATGAGATAACTTTCTATAAATCTATTGATAACAAAGTTGTTGATACTTATTTTGCAAGGTATCAGGATGCTGTTACAACATTGAAAGATGCAAAACAGTTTGCTACTAAGAATAGCAACATAAAGATTGACAATGGCCACTTGGGAAGTGCCCTAGCAGATATGCTTGAAGATGATGGGTACACAGTTAATAGAATTAACTTTGGTGGGACTCCTAAAGATACAGAACACTATGAAGATACAGCAACTGAGATGTATTTTGAATTCCGTGATCAATTAGAATATAGTGATATACCAGTTGACGAAGAATTAGCAATACAGTTGTACACAAGAAAGTATAAATATATAAATGGTAAAAGAGGCTATGAAGTAATGAAAATTGAAAGTAAAGATGATTTTGCAGAACATACACATGCACTTCATAAGTCTCCTGACAGGGCAGACGGATTAGTACTTTGTTTTTATGATCCTGCTGGATCTATGGATGTAAGTAGCATAGCTGGTGCAATAACAGCGTATGGTGGTAAATAATGAGTTTATTAGGTACTTTATTTGGAACAAAGGCTGTTCAAGAGCGTTCAGTAATTCTTAATGTTACTCAGCCGAAAACAGTTGAGAGAGACTTTACAAATGCAATTAAAACTAATAGAAAAATAGCCAGAGAAATATATCACAATGTAAATAAGAATTATGCACTTGCTGGACAATTAGTAAGACCAATAGTAAATAACAATGTTAATTTTATTGGTATTCCTACTTTATTTGGTAACAAGAAAAATATAAAAGTAATTGAAGATATTAACATTGATTATAGAAGTATCCATAAATCAGTAGAAATTGATGGTTCAGTATTTGTATGGCCTCAATGGAGAGAAGATCATATTGAACTTGTGCAAATACCAGTGGACATAGTACAAAGAACATTTATTGATCCTGTCACTAAAGAAGTTATAGGTTATAGACTAAAAGAAAATATTCAATATGACACTATAAAAGACATAGATCAAAGAGTAGAGATTATATGTACTATAACTAAATCTTATATAAAAACTGAAATATCTGGTTCGATCATTAAAACTATTACAGCGAAAAATGTCCTTGGTGTATTGCCTTTAGTTCATTTTAGCAATGATAAAGATATTCTGGAGTTATATGGTCATTCAGAGTTTGAAGCAATAGAACCACAGTTAAAGTTCTATCATAATTTAACCTATGAAGCTGGATCTGCACAAAGCAGAGATGGACATCCTAAATTAAAAGTAACAACTAAGAATCCTAAGCAATGGATAGATAATAACTTTGGTGCTGGTGCATTTGATAATTTAGTTAAGAATGGTGGAACTATCTCTATGGGGGATAGAGACTTATTTATCAATGGTGAGGGTGATGATGTTAATTATTTGTACCTGAACAAGACAACTGGGGATTATGGGGAATTGTCGGGTACAACCTTTATGAATATAGTAGAAGGTTCAGAAACACCAGAGATAAACTTTGGTGCCAATCTTGGTACTTCTTTGGCCAGTGTCAAAGAATATAGGCCAATTTGGATTAAGAAGATTGAAGCTAAGCAGTATGAAAGAACAGCACCTTGGATAAAGGTTTATGAACTTATTTTAGCTTTACATAATTTTGTTAACTTCAAGTCACTTAAAAATGATATTGTAATAGTTTGGCCTACTCCTAACTTTGCTTCTGTTAAGGAACAATCTGAAATAGTAAATGCTTTTGCAAAGGCTCTTGAAAAGTTAATAACTTCTAATGTACTTACTGAGGAAGAAGTATATAGGACAATAAAGGAACTTGATATATTTGAGCTTGAAGAAACTTATGAAAAGCATAAAAAAGTAATTGAAGAGGAGGTAAAGATACGTGAGGAGAAAGCTAAGAAAATCGCTGATGCAGCAGCAAAGAAGTCCGGTGACAAAGGAACAGAAAGTTCTAGCGAAAGTGACGATGAGTAGATTAAAGATTGAAGTAAGTAAACTTATTAATTACTTTAAATCAAGAGATGAATATAGAATTGAACTTCGTAAATGTATAAAAAAATATGGTTTTGCTAACTTACCTGCTAGTGTACAGAGAACCGTGCCTACAGATATGAAAGTACTGTATGAGATTAAATGGTGGATGCAACCTTTTGTATGGTTTAGAATATTCCAAACTGCTTGGCTTCGTGCAGAAAGTAAAGGTTTAAGGAGAGCGTTACATGGGTAATGAATCACAGATAACTTTTAAAAGTAGTATTATTACTAATTTTAAAGAAACAAAGTTAAAAGGTATAGACTCAGTGCCTGTTGGTAATTCAAGTGCCTATAGAACTTTAACTGGTGAAGCAGATATACATGAGTTTATTAACACAGTAGCATTGGGAGAGGATAATCCGGCACATCCAGATTCATATACTACTATAGTTTTAACACCAGAATGGGCACAGAGCTTTTCTGATGCAATAAAGAGTTCACCTAAACCTCTGTTTATTCCAGGTCATACTGATGCTAGTATAGGTTACAAGGCTAGGGCTATACCAGATGGATATTTGACAGGTGGCATAGTAAGTGGTAATACATTGTATTTAAGAAATACACTTGTTATGGAAGGCACAGATGAAAAGAAAGCTTTAATTGAACAAACAATTAAAGAGATAAGTGCTAAAATGTTAAGTACATCAACTTCAGATTACATGAAATATGAGACAAAAGTTGATGAAGATGATAATGTGACATATTTTGCAACTGAATCAGTTAAGGGTCAAAGCAATGCAATTGTTGAGGTTGACATGACTGGTTCTGATGCTAGTATAATAATAACATCGTTTAAAGCCGAGATCGACTCAAGCGGTGAAAAAGAGAAAGGAGAAAAGCGAATGGATGAAAAAACCATGACAAACGCAGAGTTGTTTGTAACTTTGAAAAATCAGCTTGATTCCGGTCGATTGGCACTGTCAGAAGTAGCCAGTGGTCTTGGTGTTGATGTAATGACTTCAAAGCAAAAGACAGCTTTAAAAAGGCTCAATGATGCTGAAAGTAAAGTAGGCAATATTGAAGAGTTCGTTACAAGTGTTGTAGCAGACAAAGAAACTGCTTTTGCTTCATTGAAAGAAGCAAAGATTAAAGAAGTCTTTAAAACTGAAGAGCTTGTTGAAATTGCAACACCAATGTTTGCACTTAAAAATGGAAGCGTAGAGGACATTGACAAAGAGGTTCTTAGAATCTCTGAACTCAAAGTGTTCAAAGCAATCCAAGGCAAAGTTGCAAGTGCAATGAATTATAATCCTGGAACTGGTGAAAATGAAGAAGTAACCGAGTCCAATGAAACAATGGAGGGTTAAATAAATGGCAATGGTAGACGCTAAAGTTAACTATAACTTCCATGAGAGTGAAGTTGACATGAATCAGGTTAAAGTGACCAATGACCTAGGTTATGCTGTAGAACACCTTGAACTTGTGCTGATTGCTACAATGTTCGGTCAGGTAACAGAGATTGATGGTATTGCAATTGGTGCAGATGGGATGATTGATTTAAACCCAAATCGAAAGATTAGTACAACTCAGATTGATACTGGTGATACTTTCGTTATTGGTGCTCCGGTGTACTTTCATGTTGCACATAAAGTACTTGAAGTAACAAGTGCTTCTGGTAATGTAGCAGTTGGTATTTGTACTGCAATAAACAATGGTGTGTCTGTAGAATTCATGCCTTTCGTTCAAAGAACTGATGTTACCGGTTTGGTAGTAACATAGGATAAAGGAGAATAAATAATGGCTGAATTGATTACAAAAGAAATCCTTAACGCCCAGTTTCAGGATAAGATGCTGAAAGGTGAAAAGGTAATGGTTAAGAACCCTGCAAGTGTTATGAGCACTCAGTTCGGTTCTGTACTGCCTAAAAGTGGTGCACTCCTTGATGATTCAAGTTTAGGACTTGTTAATCAGGCACAGGGACTTAACAGAATGGGTAATATAGTACTTTCTGGTAAATATGAAAGTGGCTTTGATTATCCATTTAGCAAAAGAGGTTCTATCAATGATAGGATTCGTAAAGGTACTTTCTCAATGGATACTATGCGAGCAGAGTTTGCTACTGGTAATACTCTTAATGATAATTGGACTGATCTAATTGATGCAATTAGACTTGATCTTACAATCAGAAAAGAAGCTAATGCAACTATAAGACAGTTCATCTACAGTGAAATACAAATGCCAAATGCAACAAAGGACATTCGTCCTAGTGAATTGTATCCTTATGGTATAGTGTTTGAAGAAAATAATGGTGAAGGTCAATCTGTAAGACAGGGTGCAAATATGGGTGGTGCAGTAGATACTATCCCAATGAAGATTTATGCTGCTGGTTTTGTATGGACTCTTCTTGCAAAACTTTTCGATGGTACTTATGATTTGTCCAGACTTTCAGATGGTGTGTCTCTTGCTTATGCTGCAAAGAAAGATGATCTTGCAATAAGTCCTATTCTTGCTGATGTATATGGTACTTCTGGAACAGCTAAATGGACTGCTGCTTCTTCTATTGGAACACTTCGTCAAGAATTATTGATGAATACATTGATGGATGCAATTGATGACCTTGCAGATAGGGTTGATCCTATTACTGGTAGAAAAATTGTTGGTGAAGGTCTTGTTGCTCTTGGTACTTCAAAAGATATGCGACACATGGCACATGTTATGTCAGGTCTTGGAAATTCCACACCTGAGAAGTATTCACCACTTAGTCAGATAACTAAGCTTATTGGCTACGAAGGTGAAACAATTGACATGCCCGGTGAAACTGTTACTTACACAGGCTGCACAGATAACACTGTTTATTTGGTTAAGCCTAATAGATATTTTAAGATTCCTGTTAAGAGGAATCTTGTAATGGAAATTGATGCACAGCCAAATGTAAATACTCTTGCTCAGGAACAGAAAGCATGGTATTTTGTTGAAGCTATGTACAATGCAATTGGTATTGATAACTTTATTCAGAAAGTTACTCTTCCAACTTGGTAGAATGTTCAGTAGGTCAGGGAGCGTCCTTTGATGTTCTCTGGCCTATGTTTTAGAGGAGTATAATTTATGACAGACGTTGATAAACTTAAACATTTTATGAAACCTTATTATCAGGAAGATGTTGATTTAGGCTTATTGACAGCTTACATAAGTGATTACTCATATCCAGAGTGTGCTGCTAGTGCTTTATGGTTTGAGCTAGCTGGTGCAGTTGGTCTTGAAATGCAAGGTGTACAGAAGATAGATTCTGGTGCAGAGAAGACTGTGTATAGTGAACCTGGAACTATGCAACTTGCATGTGAAAAACAAGGTAAGTATTTTGGTGAAAGATGCAATGATCTTAGTGGTGTAGGTTCAGTAGCAATTAAAACTTCTAAACCAGCTGTAGGTGGAATAGAAGAAGCTTATGGGAAAACTAATGAGTAGACTTAGTGTTATTAGAAGTACTTGGAATAAGTACATAGCACAGAACCAATGTACTATTGTTAATTGGGTAAGGCCAACAGTAGATAATGGCTATGGTATACTTATTCCAGATATAACTAAAGTTGCTGTAGAAACTACTTTAGGTATAGGAAGAGTATCAAGAAGAAGTTTACCAGATCCCTATATATCTGGTGCTAGAACACCCTATGATTATAAGGACGTATTTTATTTAATAGTTGCTTATGACACTACATGGCTCAAAAAAGGAATTGTATTTGTTTATAAAGATAATAAGTTTAGAACTAAGCTGATGGAAAAGCGTTATATGTTTGGTGATGTAGTATATCAGATATGTGGTTTAGAGCAAGTAACGAGTAATGATATAGGAGATTATAGTGGCAACTAGAGATTTAGTGATGCTTAATGATGAAGATGAAGATGAAAAAGAAGATACTAAAAATATAGCTATAGTCATATCAGATAGGTGTATGCTTAATGGTAATGTTATAACTATTCCTTTAAATGAAGCCTTGAGTATTGCAGCTAATATCAATATACAAATAGCGATGTTGATATGACAATACAATTTGTTATTAACGATTCATTAGGAGATTACTTTAGGGAACAGTTTAAACTAAGAGAAAAGGAGTCATTAGCTATATTTCATTATTACAAGGTAGAAGTTCTTAAATGGTTTCAAATGGTACAGGGTGGAGCACCATCAGGTACCACAGGTAGATTTTGGACAAATCATACTTTTAAAGCTGTTGAAGCTTTATTTACAGAAGTATTAGCAAATAGAAGTGAGATAATTTTAAACATAGAATATAACACTGGACATGCTGATTATGTTAAGTATCTTGAAGAAGCACATAATCTTAGATTTGCAGCTTTACCTACTATACTTAATAAGTTTGCTGATGCTCTAATAAGAGATTTAAAAATGCTTTATGGAGATACTTAATGGTTTTGCAAGCAATTATAGCACAGCTTAAAACAGGTTCTATAAAAACTGTATATACTAGGGGTAACTATCAAACTTATCTTAGTGGTAAGGGAGTTAATGATATGATGACACCTTATGTTGTTGTGTTTAATGATTATCCTGTAGCTTCTTATTATCAAGCAAATAATATTGTTGATCAGTATGTAGTTGAAGCTCACTTTCCAACAGGAATGATAAATGAGGTAACATCATATATTGAAAATGAACTAGTAACCTTATTACATAGAAAAAGATTAGTTGATGATATGATATATAATTTTCAAGTATATGTTACTATGGGAATTAGTATACTATCAGAACCAAATGATGATAAAAGTATAACTGGTGGTAATGATGATGGTACTATCAGTAGATATAGAAGAATCTTTGTGCCTAGGAGGGGCTTATGAAGTACAAGTATTATGACAAAGGGGACAGACTCATAGCTGAATCTGATTCACCTATACAGTTTAATGTTGCACGTTTTCCTATATGGAAAAGTATTAAACCTGTTGTCATGGAAGAAAAAAAGAAAGCTACCGTTGACGTGGCTAAAGATGAAAGTATGAAGCAACCATACAAAAAGAAAAAGAAAATAGAGGAGGACTATAACTAATGGGATATACATTTGATAAAAAGACATCCTTTTCACTTGAAGGATCAAGATGGAGAAGATTAAATCCAGATGGTACTTACCCAGCCATTGATAGACAATTGGGTTTCTTAGACACAGCAGATGTGTCAAGTTTAACATCAGCAGCAACAATGTCTTATAGACTTGGGGCTAGTGGTGCATTTACAGAAATAGTTGTTGACTTTACAGCAATGACAATTACTGATAATTCTGCTATGACTGTTGCAGAAGCAGTAACTGGTCTTAATCTTGATGCAGCATTTAGTGCAGTATTCACAGCAAGTGCAGATGCTGACACAGGTAGACTCTTAATCGTTGAAACAGCAGATACAGCAACTTACTTAGAATTTGGACCGAGTCTTGTTGAAAACATTGTTGAAGTGTTAGGTCTTGGATCTTACACAGGGCATACAATGGGTTTTGGAACACACTTTATTGATTGTTTTGATAACTCAGGTGCTCTTGGACTACCAAAGGAAATTAAAGATTTTGAAGAAGTTGAAATTGAATCAGGTGATGGCTCTACTATTTCAATGGTAACTTCTGCATTACTTAAAGGACTTAATCCATCATTAGCTCTTAATGATGAAAGTTGGGAACTTAAAGAATTGATACAGGGTGGATCTAATGATCAGGCTGTAACAGGTACAACTAATAGATATACACCTCCAACAGGTTCTCAAGTTTATCTTCCAAACTTTGCTGGTGAAGTTTATGAGGCTAAGTATGACAAAGGTGCTAGTATGCGTAATAACATGACTGGCTACAAGAGACTTAATCTTAATAACTGTTCTGGTATTGAAGGTGATATGAGTGATGAGGTTAAATCATGGGCAACTTATCAATTTAATTTAAGAGTTCGTGAGTATTTTGTTAACGGTGTAAGATATTCTGGTTACACAGAAGACTCACTGAGTCTTGCTGATTTTGACTCACTTAGTATTTCAGTAGGCTAATAAAAAAGGAGCATTTTTAGGGGTAGAGTGCTATTAAATAGTGCTCTATCCTTATTGTAATTATGAAAAAACTAATTAACAAGATAGAAATATTAAGCAATGAAGACTTATTTGATATAATAGACAACAATACAGAAATTGTTGTAATTGCACCTTGGAATGGAAAGCCTATACCAATAACCATTAGAATGTTAGATAGTGTTTCAATGACATCTTGTGGAGAGTTTAATACTGTGTCTGGTGTAGTAAATGAAAAAGAAACTACTAAGTTTGATATGGAAAGTGTAGTAAAGGCTAAAAATATACATGAAAATATGCTTAAACTTGCTATGGTTCATCCAACATTTAAAGAATTAGAAGATCATCTTAGATCTAAAGATTTTTATAACAATGCTAAAAAAGAAATTGAAGAGATAGAAAAGTTAATAGATAAATTGACAAATGAAAAGGATAAAGAAAAACATAGATCAGTATTAGAAAGATTAGAATTATCAGTATCTTTTATTATGCCAGAAGATTTTACATCATATATTGTTACTATACTTTTGCAGAGAGAAGCAACTGATATAAATAAATTAACCAGAAATACTTTATTACAGTCAGGATTTTTAGGTGAAAAATATAACAATAGACCTTCGGAGTACATTGAAGGAACATTTACAGAAAAGCAAAGAGTAGACATAGATGTTACAGCATTGACATTAGTAGCTGACTACAGAGAGCAGCAAAAAATGGATAATGGCAAAGGTGGCATGAAATGGATAAGAGGTGGATCTAAATAATGGCAACTGGATCAGTAGCACAAGGTAAGATAAACGCAGAAATAATACTCAAACTTGATTCCTTAGCTACAGGTCTAAGTAAAGTTGATGGGATGATTAGTGGTTTTAATACAAAAACAGCTGCTCAAAGTCAAAAAAGTGCTAAGGCTACAAGTGCTGCTTGGATGGCTGGTTTTGCTTTAATCTCAATGTATGTACTTAAAATGGCTAAGAAAGTAACTGCTGCTTTTGGTGACATGATTAATGTGTATGCACAATTTGAACAATCACTTGCTAATACTCAATCTGTTGCAAGGGCAAGTGCCGAAGAGTTAGATGCAATGGAAAGAGCAGCAAGAAGGGTTGGTGCTACAACTAGGTCAACAGCTAGTGAAGCAGCAGATGCCTTGTACTATTTGGCTTCTGCTGGTTTTAGTGCTTCTGAATCTATAGCTGCATTAGATGGTGTTAATGCTTTAGCTATAGCAACACAATCAGATCTTGCAAGTACTTCTGAAACTGTTGCAACTACTATAAGACAATATGGTTTAGAGACAAGTGCTGCTACTGACATAGCTAATACATTTACTGCTGCAATTACTAATTCACTTGCAACAATGAATAAATTAGCTAAATCATTTGAATATGTTGGTCCAATTGCTGCTGGCCTTGGTATTACTGTTGAAGAGACAACTGGTGCTTTACAATTATTATACAATAAAGGTTTTAGTGGTGAAAAAGCTGGTCGTGGTTTAAGAAGTATACTTGTTGACTTAGCAGATTCTACAAGTGTTGTAAATAGAAAATTGGGTGAGCTTAATATATCTTTTGATCAAGTTAATCCAGCTACTAATGATCTTGCTGATATATTTGATACATTAAGAGAAAATGGTGTTAGTGCTGCTAATGCTGCTGCTATTTTTGGTAAAGTATCTGGTGTTCAATTAGCTTCTTTAATATCAGTTGCTAGTAATGCAAAAGGTGGTATGGTTGAGTTAACTGATGCTGTTACAGGAACTAATAGAGCATTTGAAGCAATGGATATTCAGATGGATACATTGCAAGGTTCAATTGATAAGTTTAAAAATGCGGAAGAAGCTTTAAAAATAACAATAGGTAAACAGTTAGATCCAGTATTAACAACTATTGTTGATACATTTACAACTCTTATAAAGACAATAAATAAATTACCTCCACCTCTTTTAGCTGCTATTACAACAATAGCAGCAATAGCAGCAGTATCTACTATTGCTGCTGTTGCTGTAGTTGCACTTAATGTAGCAGCTGTAGCAGCTGTTGGATCATTAGCAGCAGCAGCATCTGCCATAGCTGCCATAGCTGTGCCTCTAACAGTAATTGGTGTTGCTGGTGCAGCAGCTGTTGCCGTTTTTGATCGAATAGAGAAGACTAAGTTTGATGAGGTTAAATCTGAGTTTAAATCTTTAAGTAGTGAGGCTGAACTTACTAAGGATGATTTAGAAGTTCTTTATTCTTATTCTGATGAACTTAGAGGCAATTTCAAAGCTATATTTAGTGATACTAAAGATATTGAAGGTATGAAAAAGGAAGTTGAAGATTTGGCCGAAGCTTATGATCTAACTTCTGAAAAAGTGCTTGCTATAGCTAAGGCAGATAGTAAATTAGATAATGGCTATAAAAAAAGAATTGCTATGGTTACTGAACTATTTAGAGTGGACAAAGGATATAGGGACTATCAAGCTATAAGATCAGCAGAAGACCTAAAAAATAGTGAAGTGCAATTTGGTCATATGGAGCAAATGGCTAAGTATAAAAAGGAAGCTATATTACAAAGCGTAATTGAAAAAGAACAACAAAAAGCTTTTGAAGATTCAACTAAAACATTAACAGTTGCTTTTGATAGAGCTAAAGAAATGCAAAAAGCTTTTGGTGATGAGTTTGATAGAAATGCTTATTTAACAGATATATTTAATGGATCAATAAAAAAGTTGATAAACGAAGGTTTAGCGTGGGAAGATGAAGAAATACAACATCAAATTAAATTATACCAAGATTTACAAGATCAAACAGAAAAAGTATCAGCTGCTGGTTTAACAGATGCACAAAAAAATATAGCAGCTCAAAAAGAGCTTAGAGAAACTTTAGCACAGATTACACAAGAAAAAGAATTAGCAAATAAAACTGGAAAAGATTATAATGATTCTCTCAAGAAATCAGAAGCAGTTCAAGCTACTATAAATGGGCTTATTAAAGAAGGATTTACTGTTCAAGGTGGGGCTATACAACAAATACTTAAACTATTTGGTGACCTAATTATTAAAGGTGGTGAATATAATATAGTACTTGATGAGTATAAAGATAAATTAGAAAGACTTAAAGCTTCAAAAATGGGGTTGATTGATTTAGATGAGAAAGCAGCAATAGTAAGTGCAAATAGTAAAAATGCAACTCAAGACGATTTAGATGCTATTACAGATTATTTTGAACAATTAAGAGAAAATGAGCGTAAAGCACAATACACTGCTTTAGATTTAACTGATAAGCTTAATAAATTGACCAAGTCTAATAAAGAACTTATTGAAGAGGAAAGAGAAAGAGCACATACATCAATAGAATCATCAGATCTTAGTAGAGATGCTATGAATGATCTAATTGTAATTACTGATAAGTATTTTGATAAACTTAAAGAGAAAGCTGCTTTTGATGAGTTCATAGATAATTTTTCTAATGTCGTAGATAAAATACAAGATTTTACTGGTGCAATAGATGATTTTATACAAGCATCTATTCAAAATCAAATAGATAAAGAAAATGAATTACTTCAAACAAAGCTTAGTGCTTTAGATATAGCAGAAGAGGCAGAGTTAATTTCGTTAGGTTTATTAGAAAAAACAGCGTTAGAAAAAGCACAAGATAAAATAAATGCTGCAATAGCAACTGGGGATGCTATTGCTTTAGTAGAAGCACAAGATGCATATGATCGTTTAGTTATACAACAGGATTATGATGCACAGAGAGCTATACTCGAAGATGCATCTGCTAAAAGAATGGCAGATCTTAAATATAAAGCTGATTTATCTGCTTGGGCCGCTAATTCAATACAAGCAATATCAAGTAGTGCATTAGCTATTATAGAAGCTTATACAACTCCCGGTGTTGGTATTGCTGCTGGTGTTGCAATGAGTGCATTAACAGCTTTGCAATTAGCTACTATAGCTATGAATAGGCCTAAGCCTCCTGAGTTTGCTAATGGTGGTGTAATTCCAGGATCAAGTTATAAAGGTGATTCAACACCTGTCCTTGCTAATGCTGGTGAAGTAATCTTAAATCAAGCACAGCAAGAAAATGTAGCAAATCAATTAGGTAATGATCAACCAATAAGTATTACTGTTAATTCTATATTAGATGGTAAAGTAGTAGCAACTAATTCAGCAAAGTACTATAGAAATGGGCAGGTGAAATTATGAGAATAATGACTAGAAATGTGATAGAAGAAAATAGTTCAATTGTAATGACTAATATAGATCCAAATTATCCTATAGAAAATGTGTACAGTAACATGCTTGAAGAAATTATGCAATCATCTGATAGTAATACAGTTATAACTGTAGCATTTGATATTGATAAAATTATTGATAGTATATTTTTTGGCTATCACAATGCTTCTAATGTTACTTTTGTATTTAAGAATAGTGCGGGTAGCACATTAGGAACAGAAATATTTGCTTTCCCACAAATTTATGACAAAGAATATATAACTAAATTAAGTACTGTAAGATCAATAGAAATAACAATGAGTACATCAGAACAATATTTGTTTATTGGTAATATAGCATGTGGTAAGTATACACAAATGTATAATGTTAGAGTTCCAATGACAGTCGAACATGTAGATTCATCAATTTTTTCACAGACTAATGGAGGTCAATTTCTTTATAGAACAGGTATTACATTACAAAGTTTTAATGTAGACTGTGATAAAATTACTGATGAACAAGTAGCAGAGTTTGAAGCAGCTTACTCTTATGTTCACAAGGGTAAAACTTGGTGGATAGACAGAACAGAAGATCAAGATAACCAAATGCTCTGTGCTTTTGATGCTAATTATCATACTACAAGACGTAGTACACTAACAGATTTAAGCTTTTCAATTAAGGAGTCAAGATAATGGCCATAAATGAAGTAATATTTCCAACAGTACCTAATCCAGTATCAGGTGACTGGTCAAAGGCCATAGAACTAATAGAAATGGCTATGCAAAACATTAACAATCCAGTACAGGTTAATGGATCTAATATTCCTCAAGGTTCAACATTTCAGGTTGGTGGTCATGTATACTACACTGATTCTGATACAACTATTACAGGAACACTGTCTAAGTATGTTAAACTAACAATAAATGGCACAACACTTGTTCCTTCTTTTGTAGTTAATTTGACAGGTGTTACTTGGAATAAGATTTATAATGGATACTATGATACTTCTGACAATCTCTATGTATTTAATGAGTTTCAAGCTTACAGTTCGGGTGAAGTGTCATCCTTACAAACAAAAGAAGGAAAACTTTCAAGAGTTATTAAAGGCAAGGCAGATATAACTCTTAGTAATTATGATAATGACTCAGCTTCACAGATTCAGGAAGGTTCTGTGTTTGAAAATAGAGGTAAGCTTATTGAAGTGGAATCAGATGTAACACCGATTGGATATTCAGGAATAAGCAATTCAACACTTTTCTATTTGTATTATGATGAATCTGCCGGAGCTTTCATTTATTCAAGCACTGCCCCAACTTGGAGTGATTCAAAACAAGGTTGGTATAATGGAAATGACCGAGCTTTCTTTAGTATGTATAAAGATAGTGGTGGGACGTTGTATCAATTAAAAACAAAATTACAAGATCAAAATAATATAAAAATAAGTAATATTGAAACTCTTAATAGTGGGTCTTCGTGGACTGTCCCTGCTAATGTATACAGAGTAAAAGCAATTATTATTGGTGCTGGTGGTGGTGGTGCTAGTGGAGCTAGTAGTGGTGGAGAGGGTAGTAATGGTGGTTCAACTACATTCAATAGTGAAATATCAATTGGTGGAATTGGAGGAAATAAACTCACCTCTGGAGCTGATTCTATTGACGGATTTGTGAGTGGAAATGGTGGAGGAGAATATTCTACTCAAGGTGGAACGGGTGGTCAGATCAGAGTATTATTATTTTCCGTACTTCCGGGTGACTCTATTTCCTATTCTATAGGAGCTGGTGGAGCTGGTGGAGCTGGTGGAAGTAGCGAAACTGGAGGAGACGGTGGAAATGGACAAATAATATTGGAGTATTAAATGAGTTTTATAATTGAATTACAGGGGCAAATCGTAGAGTAGATTTGAAGAATTTTATATAAGGATAAGCAATAAATAATGTACGTTGTAGCTGAAATAACAAGATTAAAAGCAATCTCAAACTATTATGCCCCGACACCAGAGCACCCTTTTTGTGTGTCATTTAAGTTTTGGTATGGTGATGCTAATGAAAATATAGCTGATTTTTGGACTACTGATCTTGGTGTTACAGAACCATTAACAGAGAGAACATACATAACAGGTGTCGTGTATGCTCACTCTGTGAATTATTCTGTGAAGGATACTCTTGCAGAATGTTTACTTGATTCTCAAAGTTATTATTGGAATAATGCTGATCAAATACTTACTATTCATTATAATCAATTACATCATATTGATTATACAGATTTTAATTTTGATATTGGCATTGCAGTAGGTCTAACTAACGATAAAATTCGCTATTTTGAAAATAGACCTTATTGGCCTTTCTTAATAAACTTTCCACAAATTGAAACATCTGTTGATAAGTTTAATTATGATCAATTATCTTTTATTGTTGATACTATGAGCTGTGATAATAGAAGTGGGTTTTTTAATCAATTTAAAACTATACCTATTTATGGTAATAAAGTTTCAATTAAAACTGGTAATAAAGGTGATGAGTATATAGACCTAGTAGAAAGGGCAAATTATTATGTAGATGATTATAATTTTTCAGCAGATAAATTTGATATTGATATACAAGATGTGAGAAAAACTCTTACTGCACAAGTACCAAATACTATTCTTAATAATACTGATTATCCCAATCTTGGTGAGCATAGTATAGGCAAGATAGTACCTTTTGGCTATAGCCCTACTGATGGTTTTTTACATGATGTTGAAGGTTTACTTGTTAATGAAGAAGCATTAAATGGTACTATTAAACCAGACTTTTTATTTTTAGAGGTACTACGTGGTTCAGTTGTTGCAGATGATATTACAGTTTGGGTAAAAAATGCAGATGATGTATGGATAGAACAAACTTCTGGTGTAGCAGTTAATTGGACAACTGGCATAGTAACTGTAGATGGTGCAGAAACATCCAGTGGTTCAAATTATAGTGCATTTCCTGTTAAAGCAAATGTTCGAGGTATTGCTAATAATTATGCAAGTGATATTATAAAAGACATGAATGAAAGATTTTTAGGTCTTCCTTATGATTCATCTAATTATGATCAAACAGAATGGGAAGTAGAAGAAAGTTACCTTAAACCAGTTACTTTGTACATGGATAAAACTAAAGATATATATGAATGGATAAAAGAACTTCAATCATTATCTATTGTAGGATTTAGATACACTAATACATATAATAATAAAAGAACTATAAGAATTGATAATCCTAATAGAGATTTAAGCTATTCTATTCCTACTGTACATATTAAAAATGTTGATGAAATAATTGCAGAATCTAATAAGGAAGATGTATACAATAAAATTTATATTGGTTATAATTTGTCAATAATAAATGATACAGCACCTAGGACAGAGAACATAGATTATTTTGATGAGTCCTTTGCAGAATATGGAATAGAAAAAGTCTATAATAAAACTAGTGGACTTATTACAGAGGCAGAAGCTATAAATCGTGCTTTAGTTCAAGCAGAAGATTATTTCTGGATACACAAAGTATTTGAAATAGAACTAATTGGTGAAAAATATTTAGACATCAGACTTTATGATATTTTAGAAGTAAATATTTCACTACAGATTAGGAAATTAACATGGACTCCAACAGGAATTGTTTCTGAATGGATTGGTGATGAATATTTTGGTAAAGTTCGTGGACAAATAGTGAGTAAAGAACCAAATTATGAACTTCAAACTAATACTATAAGATTAAGACAAAAAGAATATAGTGATTTGTTTGAATCATTATATCCAAGTGCAAGTAGTGTATTGAGTGCTGGTTTATTAAGTGTTGGTTTATTGGGAGGAGATTAAAAATGAGTGAAAGAGTAACTACAAGATATAATTATAAAGATTTAGTAAGTACTGGATTAGCATTTTCAGAGGTAGAGATTACTGATGCAGGAGTAGATGCTAATTACTTAACTGATCTGCATGCTTTTTTAGAAGAAGGTTTTAGTCTTAATACTCAAGCAGATGGTAATGGAACCAATATTACAGATTTTGTGCTCTCTGAAAAGAATAGTCAATTAACAAAAGTATATGGTAAAAATGTGTATGAGAAGATACAAATAACAAATGTTACTTATCAAACAGGTACAATATACGCAACAGGATATTATTCTGGTGATGTTAATTTTGCTGAATACTTTAATAATCTTCAAGGTCAAATTGATGAATTATTAACTGGTACATCTAAAATGTTACTTAGCCAATTATCTTATTTTCCTACATACAAGGATAGATCAGCATATGGTCTTTTAGCATTTACGCATGATAGTTTTTCACAGGCTAATTATCAAGGTTTATTTGATGAAATAGGACATATTTATAACAGTATGCACGTAGAAGCTGGAGGAGCAGACCTATCAGCCTCCAGTACATTATTTTATGCTACACCAATTCCCGGATACTATGAACGTGGGGGGACTCAAGATACAGTAGCTATAGACTCAACAACAGATGTTGATGCTTCAACAGAACTTATTACTCTTTCAACAGCCGATTACAATGCTCTGTACATGACAAGAGGTGTACTTGGCACAGGTGCAAATGGTGTTCCTGTTCGACTTAAATTAGTATCAGGTGCTTTGCCGAATGGTCTTGCAATTGACACAACTTACTTTGTACGGTTTAAGACTACACCAGATATTGAACTTTATGATACAGAAGCACATTCAATAAATACAGCATCAACAACAGGAAGAGTTGGTTTAACTGATGCAGTAGGCACTTTTAAAATTACACAGGAAGGTATTGTTTTAGATGATGCTTTTCAGGGACATTGGCACGATTTATCAGGAGTAGGAACAGTAGGAAGCGAAGCTAGATGGGGTAATACAGCAATAAATGGTAATCCAACATCAGACATTCAAGCGGCTGAGGCAAAAAATGCTATAGCCGATTCTGTAAATGGCACACCACGAACATCCAATGAAACTCGACCTAAAACATTTATATCTTTTGGCTATATAAAAGCAGAACATGTTACTACTTCAGGTGAACCTATAAGTGCTTTAAGGTATGACACAGGATGGATTGCTAATAGTGACTGGACAGATTTTAATTTAATTATAAATCATGGTTTATCTGCTCATTTGAGTAATTTAGAAGTAGAGTTCACAATTTCAGAAGATGGTACAGATGCTACATCATTTAGAGTAAGTCCATCACATTCTTATCCTGGGTCTGGTGCTGAGCATACCGGATATACTTATTATGAAATAGATAATAAAAATATTGAAATACAAACTGGTAGAGATGGTGTTTATTATACCAAAAAGCCAGATGGACTAGGTGCTTATTTAGATACAGAGTCATGGTATTACAAAGTAGTAATAACCAAACCAAACCTAGTAGCAACTTATGCAGATACTTCCTTTCGTAAAGTTTATGACATATCAGATGCAACGGATTATACTTTCACTCTGCCGGATGCAAGCACACAGTTGACAGAATATAATATTAAACGAACAGGTGCAGGAGCGGGAACAGTAACAGTCACAGCAAGTGGAAGTGATACTATAGAAGGTTCAAGTGCTGATTACGTTATTAGAGGTGACGAGACTCTTCGCATAATACCAAATGGAACTAATTGGGCTATAGTAAGTACTAATGAAAAGAGAGTATGCAAAGCATGGGTTAATTTTGATGGAACTACAAATACAGCGGGAAAATGTACTATAAGAGATAGCTATAATGTATCGAGTGTAGATGATCTAGGAACTGGGAAATATCAAGTAAATCTAATAAATGCTATGAGTGATACTAACTATAGTATTGTCGTAACTTCTAACACTGGGCTAACGTATGCAGGCAGGACTTCACCAGCAACAACCACATATCTAGCTCCTACAACAACATCATTTATAATTTCAAATGCATCTGTAATAGCAGAAGGCTTGAATGCTGCTTATATTTCAGCTCAAGTATTTGGATCATAAGGAGAACATAGTGTATAAAGAAGCAATAACAGCCGATTGGATAACAGAACCTATAACAGATACTCAGTATGCAATTGAAGAGTATGAAGATAAAATAGTTATTAAGTTTCAAGGGTCATGCTCAAAACTTGACTGGCTTCAAAACTTTGACTTTTTGGTTAAACCATATAAGCACATGGAGAAAGTGTTCTTTGTTCATCGTGGGTTTTTAAAAAAGTGGAAGGCCGTAAAAGATGATATAATTCCTAAAGTAATTTTTAAGCACAAGGTTATTCAGATATTAGGCTATTCTCAAGGTGGAGCTTTAGCACAACTTTGCCATGAGTATATTTATTTTCATACAAAGATTCAGCCAAATACAATAGTGTTTGGTAGTCCAAGAGTATTTGGATTTTGGCAGAGTAAACTATTAAAAAGTAGATTATCGAATGTGATAAGATATGAGAATGGAAATGACATAGTGCCAAGTTTACCTTGGTTTTGGTTAGGATTTAAACATTATGGAAAGTTAACACATATAGGCAAAAAGCAATGTGTGCTTCGCTTTTCAATAAAAGATCATTTAAACTATGAAAAGAATTTGTAAGGAGAAAGGTTATGGTGATAACAGAGAAAACTAATTTTAAAATAAGTATTGCTACGTTTGTAACCGTTTTAATATTTATTGTTTCAACAGTTTATCAAACAGCAGTCTGGAAAACTGAAATGGAAAAGAATGTAGAGCAGAATCATATAGAGATACTGAAGACAGAAGAGATCCAGAATCTTGTTGTTATAAAACAGTCTCAACAAAATGCTGTGTTTGCAGAGATAAAGACAGACCTTAGATGGATAAGAGCGAAACTTGAGGAGATAAAATAACGTGTTGTTCCAAACTGATCCAGAGCTACAATTTAATGCAAAATCTGATTGCTATTTATTTGATATATTGAAGATTCATGAACTTGTTGGTAAGCATGAGTTTACCAGAGAACAAATAAGAGATATTAGAAGAGTATCAGTTAGAACTAATTTCATGGGAAAGGATGGTTACCTAAATGCAAAGGGTATCTCAGGTATTTCAATGGTTGCTTCGGGGCTTACAGGATATAATGTATACATGCGTAGAGTGGGGAGCAATAGTAACTATAATTACATTATTGCTGAGTATCAGCGGAGGATTGATAGTAGCAGCATGGTTGATCACTTCGTTTTGGCTAACTTTGAACAACCTAATAAGGTAGTAGATTATGATCCTTGGAGTTTCTTTGGAAGTAGAACAGTAAGAGAAGGAAACATTGTAGGTTTCCGTTACATTTTTGCAGAGGCGGTATGATATATGACAGATTTACAAAAAAAGAAATTGCAATCACGTCGTTTTTGGGTTGTGATTTGGGCATGTCTACTGGTGACTATATGGGGATCTGTGAGTATGATAGTTGGGAGAGAACCAGCATGGTTAGTTGTAGCAATGAATCTTCTAATTGCAATACCAGCAAGTTATGTTACAATAACAACTATCAAGAAAAGGAAGGAGATAAATAGATGACATCAATATATTGTCCTTATTGTGGATCAGATAATATTGATACTTTAGGGAGGTGTAGTAGATGTGGAAATTATTATCAATTTGTAAGACAGGATGATTCAGGTTATGATCCAATTATACAATTGCCTATAACTCGAACTTTACATATAAAAATAGGTAAAGTTAATCAGCTAATGCCTTTGGAGGGAAAATGAAATGGTTAAGACATTCTTTTATGGTTTATTTGTGGGTTGTATTGTTGCTGGCATTTGCTGGTGGAGCATGGGGAGAAACGACCTTAGACAAATACGATCGGATTACCAGAGATCTTCAGAAGATCTCCAACGAGTACAACGAAATATCAGTGAACTCTCAACTAACTCTACAAGATTTGCAGGAGATATTACCACAATTAACGCAACGAGTAAACGGATTGCAGACAGAAGTGAACGGATTGATCAAGGACTCACAAGACTTAACGGAGACTTCGGAGGGGTTATTACAAAAGTGGATCAACTTGAAGAATGGAATAGACAATCTCTCATCCTCAATAGAGACTTTGGGGACAAGCTTTACGATTTTAGACAGCTCAATAAAGAGAGCAGAAAGGAAGAGTAATACAGGTTTAGCAATAGCAATTATTGCTGCTGTCCTAGCTGCTATTGCAGCAGGATATAGCATATTTAGTAAATAACGGAGGAAAAGATGGGAATAGCTGATGATATTAGTGTAGCTGCTAATGGGGATATAAGACATGCTGCGGGGACAGATAATTACAGGGTTCTTGAATTACACAGATTTTTGCAGGATTTGGCTGATGATGCTGTAGCGTCAGGAGATGATTTATTAGATATTACGAGTCCAGATCCCTCCGCCAGATCTACTGATAATATTATTACATTATTAGGAAATTATAATATTGATGATGATTTAGCTAAATATCTGTATGATGGTTCAATTGTTCAAGGAACCGGTGCATCAGAAGTAATGTATGCAGGACTTGAAATTGTTGGTTCTCTTTTTGGGACTACAACTCTACAAGTTGTACAAAATAATGCTTTATATGATACAGATAGTCCTTTTTGGGATACAGGAATTAATGTTGATGCAACAGCTAATATACTTTGTCGAATGTTAATCAAGGTGAAGATTGCCGGAGCTGATATTGATAGGAAAAAAATAAGAGTATTTGCTCGAGAATGGGGACATACTTATGCTGAATTTAGTGTAACAATGGGACTTGGTGTATCGATAGCAGCTATATTTACTAATGAAGATTTGAATAATAAAACTGCTCAAGGGACTTTAGCTGGATGGACAACTAT